CGCACCATGGTGCGCATGGAGTTTCAAAACGCACTGGTGAATGTTGAGCCGCAATACTTGCAAGTGGCCAGCGTAGTGCCAAGCAATACCAAGTCAAACACCTATGGCTGGTTAGGCTCTATGCCAGCGTTTCGTGAATGGATTGGCGACCGTGTGATTAACTCGATTAAAGAGCACGGCTATTCAATCACTAACCGCACCTTTGAAAACACCATTGGCATTAGTCGCGAAGATGTTGAAGACGACACCGTCGGCACTTACAAGCCGATGGTGCAAATGCTCGCCCAGGAAGGCCAAGAGTTTCCCGATGACTTAGTGTTTCAGTTGCTTGCCGATGGATTTACCACCGCTTGCTATGACGGGCAGAACTTTTTTGACACAGACCATCCGGTAAATGCCAAGCACGACGCGACAGGTGCCGATGTATCAACACCCAATATGGTGGTTGATGGCGCTTACACCGGCAAAGCGTGGTTTTTACTCGACACCAGTCGCCCACTTAAACCGTTGATTTTTCAAGAGCGACGCAAACTGGATTTAAACACCTTGTTTAACCCAACTGACCCTGCGGTATGGACTAAAAACGAGTTTCAGTTTGGTTGTGACATGCGCTGTGAAGCTGGCTTTGGTTTTTGGCAAATGGCCTTTGCTAACCAGCGCGACTTGAATGCCAGCAACTTGTGGGACAGCTACGAAAAAATGACCGCCTTTACCCGTGATGGCGGTAAAACCTTAAAAATTCGCCCTAACTTATTAGTGGTACCCGCGTCACTTGAGCAAGCCGCACGCAAGATTTTAGAGCGTGACTTGATTGATGAAAATGGCACTACGGTGCAAAACGAACTTAAGGGCAAATTCCAGTTATTAGTGGTGCCGCAGTTATAACTCAATGGCAGGCCAGTGCCGTTGTGCTGGCCTGCCACCTTTTTGATTGATTGGGAGAAAACATGAAATGTCGAAACGTCTTATTACCCAAGCGTTACTTATTAGCTGTCTGGCACATACTGGTTACCGCCGTGCAGGTATGGCCTTTGATAAAGGCGAAAATCGCTTTCAACCCGACACCTTTACCGCTGATCAGCTGGCGCAACTTGAAACCGATCCACGCCTTAATGTGGTGGCAATCGATGACGCCGCTGCCGAAGCAAGTGAACCGTCATTATCGCAAGGGACCGTGGCAGCAACAGCAGTGGTTAGCGGCATAAGCTTTGCCGATGCCGTGGCGAAATTGAATCAACAAAGCGCTGACGATTTTACTGCAAGTGGTAAGCCACAGTGCAATGCATTAGAAGCATTAATGCAAAGACCGATTAGTGCAGGCGAACGTGATGCTTTATGGGCAGCACACTTGGCAAATAGCCTTGCACCCGATGCGGCTAAATCTACAGGCGCACAGTAATGGCCTATGCCTCAACCACTGACATGCTGCAACGATTTGGCGAGCATGAATTAACCCTACTGACAGACCGTGATGGCCAAGCCGGAACAGTGGTCGAGGCTATGCTGATTACTGCTTTAACGGATGCATCTGCCCTGATTGACGGTTATCTCGTTGGCCGTTATGGCTTGCCATTAGCCAATCCACCGATTGTGCTCACACGCTTATGTTGTGATATGGCCCGTTATGGTTTGTACGACGACCAAGCCAATGAGCAAGTTAATCAACGTCAGGCGGATGCGATTCGCTTTTTAGAAAAAGTGTCGATGGGGCAAATCAGCCTAGGACTAAGCGATAGCGGCAGTGTGACACCCAGCATGGATTTACCTGAAATGCAGAGCCAGGGCAGCGTGTTTGCCAGGGACAAAAGCAAAGGGTTTATTTAAATGTTAGACATTGTGGATGTGCTTAAAACTCGCCTAACGCCAGAGAATGCCCCCTGGGTTGATGTTGAGGGGTTACTGCAGTTGTCTGCGCTTGATGACAAGAAAACTAATCGTTTACCTAAGCTATACGTGATTGAACTTGCCGAAAATGCCAAACCCGATGTACGCGGTAGCGGCCCTTACTTACAAACCCTGCAATTAGAAATAGGTGTGATTTGCGTGATGGCTAATGTGAATGGCCAGCATGGAAAATTGACACCGCTGAGGCAGCAAGTTCGTGATCGCTTATTTGGCTGGGCGCCTGCTACCGAGTTAGAACCACTTGCATTAGCGGGTGGGCGATTATTGAAATTGGGTAACAGTTACGTGGCCTGGCTTGACCGCTTTGTAACTGAATACACCGAAGACGCAAACCGCCCATAAAGGGCTAGGAGATAATAATGGCTCGTAAATTTACTAAAAAAGCATTGGTGTTTGCTAGTGAGCAAACCTATGGCGTCGACGCCATAGCTGCTGCACAACCAGCCAAAGCGCTGCTAGGCCGTGAAGTTAACATTACCCCATTAGCTGGCGAAAACACTGCACTAGATTATGACGACGGCAAATTAGGTAACAGCGCTGAAATTGCCACAGAAACCTATGTAACCCTTGAGTTTGGTGTTGACTGGGCTGGTAGTGGTACCGCGATTACACCACCGGCTTGCAGTGAGTTACTGGCCAGTTGTTTACGTAATACAAGCGTAAAAGCCGATAAGGTAGAACAAACCATAGATGAAGCCAGTACCGCATCAATTACGCTGTATTTTTATTTGGATGGCGCATTACACGCCATTGTTGGCGCTCGTGGCAGCGTGAAGTTAGAAGCAAAAGCAAAAGATTTTCCTAAGATGATGTTCAGCTTTACGGGGCTATTTGTACCCGTTGCCAGCGCTGTTATGCCGGCAACCGACTTTACCGCTTGGAAAACCCCATTCAAAGTGGGTGCCGCCAACTCGGCGTGTACTTTAGATGGTAGCGCAATCAAGCTGATCAGCTTTGAATACGACCAAGGCAATCAAGTTGTGCATCAAGAGTATGTGGGCCATGAAGAGGTGATTATCACTGACTTTCAACCTAGCGGAAAACTGGTATTTGAAGCCGCCGACTTTGACAGCTTTGATCCATTTGCGGCCAATACCTCGGTGGTGGATTTTTCATTTACCCATGGTGCCGCAACAAATCAGGTGGGCTTTAGTACCCAAACCTTGCAGCTTGGTCGAGCCGAATATGGTGATCAAGATGGTATTTTAACCTACGAAATTCCAGTGCGCCCCATTGGCAATGTTGACGTGTTAACCAGTAAATAAGGATATCCCATGTTTGTGTTTACCCCCGTTCGCCAAGTTAAGCAGTGGCCTGGCACAATTAAAGTGTCGTCTGATGGCGGCAAAGTGGAAGATGTGGCGATTAGCTTCGATTTAGTGTTGCTGCCGGTTGATGACTATATGGAGAAACTTAACCAGGGTAATAAGGTGTTATTTGATGCCATTATGGCGGGCTTTGGTGGCATAGCAAGTGCGGATGGTAGCGAGTTAGCCGACACCCCAGAAAACCGCCAAGCATTGTACCAACACGCACCATTTACTGATGCATTGCTTTATGCCTACCGTGCAGCCAATAGCGGTGAGGGCGCAAGAAAAAACTAATGGATGGGGTGCGCCAATTATATGCTCGCCCCCAAAGTTCAGCGACAGAACAACAGCAATTACAAACAGAAATGCGCCTGCTAGGCATAGAAACAACCGCAACTATAGCCGATAACCCCGTGGCATTTTGGCAAGAGCATAAAGCCGCACTTGATTGGTGGTGGCAAGTACAAGATTTACTGCGCTATAACGGCGCGGTGTGCATGGGGTTAGATGTGCCAGCGGTTAAGGCTGATGCTGAAATGTCAGGACGAGAGATCAACCAAGAAGACTACCAAAAGCTGCGATTAATTGCCCATACCGTCACTGCTGTGTTTAACGACCGTTCGCTTAATTAGTGCCTTAACCCCATCAAAAGTAGTCAATTCATGTTAGTGCAAGGTGATGATGTATGAGCGATTTAAAACTGGCGTTAACCTTATCTGCCGATGGTAAGCAGCTTATTGGTACGGTTAAAAATACTCAGTCGGTGGTGTCAGATTTAAATACCACGTTAATTCGCACCCAAGGTGCGAGTAAGCAAGCCTCTGTAGGGTTGACGCAAATTGACCGACAAGCATCGATGACATCAAAATCGGTTCGGCAAATGGGTCAATTGGCTATCAGTGCCTTTGCTGGATTATCGGCGATTAACCTTGGCCAAAAAATCACTCAAGACTTAGCCGCGTTTCAAGACGTTCGTACCCGCTTACAAAGCTTATCGGGTTCAACTGCAGCATATGCAAATAACGAAAAGTATTTAATGCAGTTAACCCGTGAACATCATAAAGAGCTGATCCCTTTGGCGGATAATTATGCCGCACTTTTAAACTTACAAGATGCGGGCTTGGTAACCCAGGCTCAAGCCAGGGTGCTTTTAGAAGGGTTTAGTAATGCGCAATCTTCACTAGGTGCAAGTACTGAGCAGCTTAAACAATCCATGTATGGGTTATCACAAGGCTTAGCATCACCTATTTTACGTGCAGAAGAACTGAATCAGATTGTTGAGCCGATGCCTGGACTGCTCAATAAAATGGATAAAGCCGCCCAGTTACCTGCGGGTGGTTTTAGGCAAATGGTACTTGATGGCAAGGTGACTGCAGATTTTTTACGTAATACCTTGATTAAAGCGTTAGGCGAATATGATGGTGCTGCCGCAGCCTCTGCAGCTAACATTAGCGCGCAAACCCGAAATATGAAAAATGCCTATCAGCAGCTTATCGTTAAGTTTGAAGCCCCGATTAATAACAGTTTAACCCCTGTTTTAACCACCATTACCGATGGGGTGATTTGGGCGACTGATAACGCTGATTTATTACAGCAGGTGTTTGGCGTTGCTATGGTGGCAGCGTTAACCCGTGCAACCCAAGCAGGGGTAACCCATACCGCAAGTTTGATAGCCGATGCTCGAGCGGCTCAGTTGTCTCGTTTATCGACCATTTCAGCGGCGCAAGCCGAATTGCAAAAAGCCACTATTCAGCGCGGTGCGGTATTAACCGCAGGGCAAGCTGTAGTAGCAGAAGCCAGATTAGCGGCTGCACGTGAAACGTTAACCGTTGCGACAACACAATCGACGGTGGCATCGCGAGCATTAACCGGAGCGTTGGCTTTAGCGGGTGGCCCTGCTGGTGTTGCGTTAATGGCTGCTGCTGGTATTGCGTATTTTGCGATGAGCGCCAAAAATGCCAAGCAACCCACCAAAGAATTAAGTGCTGAAGTTGAAACCTTAGTCAGTCGTTATCAAGCCCTCACTGAGCTTGAACGGCAGAGTAAAATGCGGGTACTTAGCACCGAGATGAAAGGCTTACGCCAAGAATTAATCGCTACCAATGCCGAAATTAACCACATAGGTACCCAAGACCTTTATGCTAGCCCAGGGCAATTGGCACAGAACCAAACTAAGCTGGCTTTATTGAAACAAAAAGCACAAGAGTTGAATGATAAGCTCGATGTGGCCAGCCAAAAACAGCAGGGGTTATTCAATATTGGTTTGCCAGAACTGACCCAACAAGGTGGTGCTACAACACAAGTAAACAAAGAACAGCAGCAATTACTCGATAACTTAACCAAGCAAAAAATACTGTTTGGTGAAGTGAGTGAAGCGGCCAAAGTGCGTTATGAGATTGAGCATGGATCGCTTAAAAATCTTGATCCCGTTATCAACGCAAAATTATTACAAGCCGCCAAAGATTTAGATGCCACTAAAGCCAGTGCCAATGCTGCAAAAATCGCTGGCGATGCTATTGATGAACAGCAAAAACAACTTAAGAGTTTATTGGCCATACTTGACCCTGTTGCTGCAGGCCAAGATGAAATGGCCGCCAGGGAGCGACTGTTAAAAACCTATTTTGAACAAGCTAATGTGCCGTTAATAAAGCGCCAGCAACTGTTAAATGCTCTCAGTGAGCAATATGCCAAACCCAGTGAGTTTGAGCAATTGCGTGGCAATTTAGATCCTCGTTTTAGTGAACAGCAAAACCATAGCGAAAATATCGGCATATTAACTGCTGAGCTTGATAACACCCCAGAATCAGAAGCGCTTAAACGTAATCAAATAAACATGCTTATTGAGGCTGAGCAGCAACGCCATGCAGAGGCTATGAGTGGTATAAACGGCGGCATCACCAGTCAATTTGATGCTATGTGGTCTGAAACCTTTGACCGCTTTGCTGCCGGTATTGGCAGTGCCACCGCAGATGCGCTGTTTGAGTCAAAAGACTTTGGTGATGCAATGAAGCAAATCACTCAAGGTGCGATTAAATCTGTGATAGCAGGTTTAGTTGAAATTGGTGTAAAGAAAGTCGCGATGGCAGCAATAGACAAAACCATTATGGCTAGTACCGCTGCCACTGCAACGACAACCGCAGCGACCACGGGCGCATCGGTGACAGCATCAATGGCACCCGCAGCTGCTACCTCATCTATTGCCACGTTTGGTGGTAGTGCTATGGCGGGGATGGCTGCAATGATGGCGGCTATGGCCTTGTTACCCATGATTATTGGTAAGTTTCATGGTGGTGGCACCATTCCACGTGAGGGGACTTATTTGCTCGATGGCGGTGAAACCGTGTATACCCGCAAGCAACAACAAACCTTAATGAACGCTATGAACACATCGGCATCAGGCGGTTCGGGCAGTAAGCAATTAACCATTCAACAGCATAATACGATAGTGGTGAGTAATCAGTCTGATGCTCAGACGCTAGAAGATGTGCTACCGCAGCTAGTGGCCATGACCAAAAGCGCAGTAGTAGATGATTTAAATAACCGTGGTGAGGTATGGCATGCAGGTGGGTGATTGTTTTAGGCATTTAGGATAATCTTAACTGAACTTTAAATTGCTAAGTAAATCATATGAATAATTTACCCAAATGGACTGATGTCGCTGACACGATTATCTTTTTTGTTATTATGCTGATTATCTTACTTCAGATATTAAATCAAGAAGGAGTCAGTTTACTTTCCCTCGGGGCTGATGTGTGGACAGCTATTGCGGCAGTATTTATTGCTTTGTGTGCATTAGGTGTTTCAATTCAACAAACTAGGTTATCAGACCGGCACAATAGATTAAGCGTTCAGCCAAAGTTGAGATTGGAATATTCAAGGATAGCAGGAAAAAGAATAGGTTTATCAATTACTAATAATGGATTGGGTCCAGCTATCATTAATCGGTTATTAATTAAGATAAATGGCAAAACGTATGTATGTAACACCCCTTCGTTTACAGACTTTTTACCTATACAACAGACAATAAACTCAGATGGGAAGCCTTTTTCTACAAACGTTGAAAAAGGATTTAACTATAGCTGTATGGGTGATGGAACTTCACTCGCAGCAGGAGACACAATTTGGATTTTATATCACGACAATCCTGAACCACTTCAAATAGCTTATTGGTCAAATGCAATGATGGGGGTAAGTATAGATGCAGAATATGAGTCAATGTATGGTCAAGTTTTTACTCATAATTTATGTAATGTGACAAATTTAAATGAGTCAAAGTAATTAACTCTTAATCCCGAAACCTTTCTAATCCGTTCTGATTAACTGGCCAGTCATACTGGGGCATAACCCATTGTATGACTGGCTATGCTGACGTTTCCTTCTGACATATTTCCTACCGAATGCGACTGGCGTTTAGTGCCACGCACGCAAGTGTTTAGTAATCCCTTTAATGGCAGCGTGCAAACCTTAAGTTTGCCTGGCGCTTATTGGCAGGCGCAGTTGAGTTTTGCCAATTTAAGCCGTGACCAGGGCGCACGCCTACATGCGTTAATCACTCAACTGCGAGGTCCAAGTGGTCGCATCCAATTGTGGGACCATGCCTTTGCTTCACCCCGAGGCCCAGCTGGTGGCAACCCTGTTATTGATGGTGCTGGCCAAGTGGGAGGCCAAATTGCCATTCGTGGCTGTGCACCATCTAGTTTATTTCTCAAAACCGGTGATTACTGCCAAATGGGCTTACAGCGCGTGATAGTGACTGCCGATGCCATAGCTAATGACACCGGTAAATGCATCTTACAGGTAGAAGCCCCCATTCGTTACGCCCCCGCAAATGGCTCTGCCGTTATCGTGAATAAAGCCTGTTCGGTGATGATGCTTAAGGATGACGACCAAGGCGGGAGGCGGTCGTCTAAAAAGTTGGTGTTATCCAGTTTTAGTTTAACGTTTATTGAGGACGTGAACACATGATTGAATTTGCCAGTTTTGAGATGCAACAGTGGCTGCGGCGTAGCGACATAAGCGCAATTTTAATGACCGAGCTTGATTTTGAATCCGGTTGGTTGCGTTGTCACAGTGGCGTTGGCGATGCGCTTTGGCAAGACCAAGTGTTTAAAGGCACTGGTGTACTGGGCAAAGTAGGTGCGGTAAGCCAGGGCAATAAGATTCAACCTCATCGTTTACGTTTTACCTTATCAGGCATACCGCAAGAGCTGCTTGCGGTGGCGTTAGGTGAAAAGTATCAAAATCGTCAAGGCGCCTTGTATTTAGCCGCGCTAGATCCTTACAGCAAAATTGTCGCCAGAGACACCTTGTTTGCAGGCCGCATGGATGTGATGCATGTACGTGTGGGCAATCCTTCGACAATTCAATTGGATTTAAATAGCCGAGGTGTTGACTGGAAAAACCCGCGTAATTCTCGCTACACCCATGCCGATCAGCAAGCCCGTTATGGAGATGACAAGTTTTTTGAATTTGTGTCGCAAATGGCCGAAAAAGAGATTCATTGGGGCGTACCAGGTAAGGCGGTTGGTGGATCTGGTGGCAGTGGTGGGCGCAGTGTCGGTTCTAAGAAGCAGAAGTAATTACCCATGACCTTACTAGAGCAATTTATTCAACAGTATCGAAATAAGCCATTCAGTTGGGGCCAGCTAGATTGCTGCTTGTTTGCGGCCAATTGGATTGCAATGAACAGTGATGATGACATGGCAGCCTCGTTCCGTGGACGATATAAAACTGCACTGGGGGCAAAGCGATTATTAGCCAAAAATGGCTTTAAAAATGTTAATGCAGTTGCACAAGCTTACCTAGGGCAATCCATTGCGCCCTTGTTGTTATTAAGAGGGGATATTGCTTTGGTATCACCACCTAGAAGTGAACCTGCTTTGGGTATTGTTGCTGGGCATGGAGTGTGGGTAATGACCTATGAGGGGGTGATGTTAGTGCCGATGCGGTTAGTGACTAATGGATGGAGGTTGCCATGCCGCCAGTAATCGTTGGTGTTGCTGCAGGTGTTGCGGCTGCTGGCGTTGTGTCTACTGCGGCGGCCATTGCCATTGGTGTTGCAGCAACGGCGTTGACCTATGCTGTTACCCCTGAATTTGGTGCTGGCAGCTTTAGTAATGAGGCTTATGCACAGCAGCAAATGTTAAGAAGTCCTGCCGAACCAAGGCGTGGGGTATATGGCCGTGCCATGGTGTCTGGTCCGCTTATTTTTGCCGAAGAAACCGGTACAGATAACGAGTTTTTACATTTGGTTATTGCACTTGCTGGCCATCGCTGTGATGCGATTGAAACCGTGTATTTTGGCGATGAAGTTGCTTGGACTGTTAGTGGTGGTATTAAAAGTAAGTTTGCTAGCCACGCGCGGATTAAACCGCATTTAGGTGATCAGAATGCTGCTGATAGCCAATTGCTGTCTGACTGCAGCGCATGGACCAGTAAGCATGTTGGCCATGGCGTTACTTATCTGTATGTTCGTTTAAAATATGATGTTGATGTGTTCCCTAATGGTGTACCTAACATCAAAGCGCTGGTAAGGGGCAAGCCGGTATACGACCCTAGATTGGATTCAAGTAATGGTGGCTCGGGTACCCATAGATTTAATGATCCTAATACTTGGCAATGGACTGATAATTGGGCTTTATGCGTGCTTGATTACACTCGTTTTGAGTCGGGTGTTGGCGCGACAGAAACTGAAATTGATTTACCTACTTATGCTTTAGCTGCCCACGATAGCGATGAGTTTGTCGAGTATCAAACCGATGAGTGGGAGCGCCGATATAGCTGTAATGGTACTTATACCCAAGACGCTAGCCCAGCTTCTATTTTAGAAAAAATGCTGACCGCTGGTGCAGGCATGCAGGTGTATGTTGGTGGTAAATACCAGCTGTATGCTGGTGTGTATCAGGGGCCAGAGGTATTAACCCTCACCGAAGATGACTGTGCCGGTGATGTTGATATTAGTCCTTATACTTCACGTTCGGAACTGTGTAATGCTGTGCGTGGCACCTTTGTTGACCCCGATAGTTTTTACCAACCAACCGACTTTACCCCTTACGAGTCGGCTTATTATCGCGGCCAAGATAATGGCGAGTATATTGATCACGATATTGATTTGCCCTTTACGCAATCTAGTTGGACGGCGCAACGGTTAGCTAAGTTACATTTGGAGCTTAATCGGGCAGGGATGCAAATTACCTTTCCGACCAAAATGATTGGCCTTGCTGTTTCGGTTGGTAAAGTTATTAGGCTACAACTGCCTAGCTTGGGGATTAATCAGACCTTTATGGTGGCTGATTGGCAATTTGATTTTGGCCGTCCGGTTAAACTTATTTTGCGTGAGACAAATGCAGATATTTTTGAGTTTGATAAAGGCAGTTATACCCAGCGAGATTTAGCCCCTAATACGACATTGCCAGACCCCAGCAAAGTGCCGACAGTAAGCGGTGTTGTTTGGGTGCCTTCTGGTGACGATGCTAATTGGCAAGGTGAGCTAAGTTGGAATGCCCCAGGCGGTAACAGTGCTTACCGTTATCGATTAGAGGTGGTAAACCAACAGCAAGAAGTGGTTTATCAAGCCAGTATAGAAGGTACTCGCCATCATGTGCCTAAGTTAGATGCGGGTACTTATAACCTGTATTTATGGGCGGTTAATTTATTCTCAAACCGCTCAAACATACCCGCCAGTATGACTATAGGTGCAGATGCACCACCGCCTGTGAATGGTATTTTGGCCGACATTGGCGCGTTATCGTTAACACTACGTCCACAAACTGCTGCAGTTATAGCTGCAACCACTGAATTTGAAGTTAAAGGCAGTTTAAACACCGTTTTAAATAACGCTGACTATCTCGGCCAAGGCAAAGAAGTGTTGTGGCCTAATCGTCACCCAAACACGCTTTATTATGTGTGGGCTCGCTCAGTAAATAATTATGGTTTTGGTGCTTGGTTTGGTCCTGTTGGAATACAAACTAGTACAGATAACAGTGCCATTGTTCAGTTAATCGGTACCGCTTTTGATAAGTTCACTTGGTTTGCCTGGGCTGATGATAATGCCGGTAGCGGCTTTACAACCGTTGAGGCCCAAGGCGAGGGTAAAGATTACCTAGGTGTTGCGACTGAAAAGAAAACCTCAGTCCCAAGCGGTAATTGGCAGGACTACACCTGGACCAAAATTAAGACTGAGATCCCCGACGTATTCACCCCAGAAGAACAAACCCAGCTGGATAACTTGATGGCGGGTAAGTTACCGGCTGGCGATAAAGATATGCTAGCGGCGCAAGATGCACTCAATAACCCAGCCCTGGCTAATGATCTAATTACCTCTTTGGCTTTGCTGAACAATGGCATTGATGCTGCTAGCTTAAATGGTGAAACCCCCGCAGGCGCCCAAAGTAAAGCAAATGCGGCACAGTCTGCAGCCCAGGCGGATGCCCAGGCTAAAGCAGATGCAGCAAAGGCCCAGGCGATTGTCGCCGCCGCCAGCGATGCGACTATCAAAGCCAATAATGCTAAGTCACAAGCAGAGGCTAATGCAGCCCTTGATTCTTTAAACAAGGCAAACAATGCCATTGCTGCAGCGGCAAGTGATACTAAGAGTCAAATAGAAAAAATATCAATAGGTGGTAGAAATTTACTGTTAAAAAGTAAAAACTGGCATTCTTATACCCCATATAATGCTGAACCCGTGGTTAGCGGTAACACGATCACCACAACTCAATTATCTAGTACTAGTATTATTTCTCTACATAATGGTGACTTTTTACCACAAGGTCAGTGTACTGTAAGCGGCTTTGTTAAGATTAATGGCATAGTCCCTAGCGATGGGGTATTTGGTACTGGCCCTGCAAGTAGCTATGGCAATAATTTTAAAGGTTATACGCTAGATCCTGTTACGGGATATTTTACAATAACTCAAGATTACCCAGGGAATAGTGCTTGGGTTTTTCATAAATATACGGGGGTACAAATCGGTGATGTTATTTCTTTTACTGACCTAAAGCTTGAAACTGGTAACAAAGCAACAGCCTGGACGCCAGCAATAGAAGATATTGAATTAGATTCCCAGGTAAAAGCGAATAATGCCCAGGCCGCCGCAGAAAGCTATGCTATTACTCAGTCAAACCTAGCAGAAATAACAGCTAAAGCTTATGCAGACGGTATTGTTACCTCTGAGGAACAAAGAGCAATATCCGATGCTCAAAATAAGGCAGACATCGCGGCATCTTCCCACAATCTTATTCCTAATGCCTCTTTTGGTAAGGTAGGAAGTAATAATGTGCCAGTATCATTTATTATTATGGGTGGCAATTTAAGCAATTGTCAGTTAATAGCTTGGTGGCCAGTTGACGGTAGTGACTGGGCGCTAACTCAAAACGGGGCCACGGGACTTATTGTCCAGTCAGGAAGTAATGGTATAGATCATTTTTACTTTGATGTAGCAACGCCTCCGGTATCCGTTACCTTGGGGCAAAGGATAGGGTTTAGCGTTTACACCGGTTCGCACAGAGCTAAAAACGCATGCTTTATGTATTTATATAATAGTGCCAATGAGATTATAGGTAACAGTTTACTTGATTATAATAATGAGGAATTATCTGGTGGTAAAACGCTGGATGGCTATAAGAGACTTGTATCATACATAGATATTCCATCAGGTGTAGCTTATGTCCGTGGTGTTATTCGTAAGTTTGATACTAAGCCAATGTACAATGATTCATACTTGTTTTATGTTCGTCCGCAAATATCAGTATGGGGATCTACGCAAACTCAGCCACCAAAATGGGTAGAAGGTGGCGCGCCATTAACCCCCGATTTAGTGGGTGCAGATCCGTTTGGCTCTTCGGCAACCGCTGAGTCTAATGCAGTAAATACTGTATCTAGTGGCGGGTTTTCTGCAACGCCTGGGCTTGTAGACGCATTGATTGCTAGCCCGACATTGTTTAACCAAATTAAATCACGTTTTGGCTCTTTTGGCGGTTTAACCGCTGACACTATTGCCGCCCTGGCGATTGCCACTAACCACTTACAAGCCGGCGCTGTGACTGCCGATAAGTTAACGGTAAATTCCGCTCTTATTCAAAAGCTAATAGCTGACCAGGGCTTGTTTAATCAGCTACAGGCTCAGCTAGGGGTATTTGGTGGCTTGGCGGCGAATAGTATTGCTGCTAAAGCAATTACCACAGACAAGTTAGATGTTCGCGCTAGAAACTTAGTGAATAATTTTACCGCCACCGAGGTAAGTACTGGATGGACTACTTACCCTTTAGTTGATCATAATCATAACGGTAATACCGTTAAGGCTATGCAAGTGGTAAGTAATGGAAACTTCATAGGCTACAGTGACCTTTTTGACATTGATAACACCAAAATTTATGAGGTTAACTTTACCATTCACCGTATGAGTGGCGGTGCGGTGGGTGTCCGATATTTTGGCATAGCTCCTGACAATGGCATAGTTGAATACTACGATGCAGAAACAAGATCACCAGGAGGCGATAGCACTAACTTTTATTTCTGGTACGGCTCTATTCTCGATGGCCATTACCGCCATATGCGCGCTTATATTGTCGGTAGTGAAGTTGATATTAGCATGGTACCTGAATCATTAAACGTGTCTGCCATTTGTAAACTAAAACCAGGATGTAAACAGGTGCAGTTAAGGGCACTTAATTATTATAACCAAGGGGTAAACACTGAGGACCGCTGGATTAACCCATCAGTTACTGAACTTGGCGGCGGCGCTATATCAGCTAATCAGCTGATTGCTAACAGTGGCTTATTTGAAAAACTTAAAGCTAAAATAGCCAGCTTTGGCGGTTTAACGGCTACTGAAATATTGGCCGATAGTGCGCTGATCAATAAGCTAGTAGCAACATCAGCCCTATTTAATAGCTTACAAGCCAGGTTAGCAGTATTTGGCGGGTTAACGGCTAATAGTATTTCATCAGATGCCATTTTAGGGCGCCATATAAAAGCGGGTGAAACCATAGAGTCGCCAGTAATTATTGGTGGCCAGTATCAATTAATTGGTAGTAACACCATGAAAATTGAAAGTGAAACTCCATTTGGCCCCGATGGCCTAATTGAATGGCGTGGCCCTAAACTAATCCTTAATGGCCAGCCCAATTGGTCACTCATTCGTAAATCAAATGCTACCCGCTGGACAGACTCAGTTGGTAATGAATACTTCGGAGGAAGTATTAGCGCTGGAATACTTAAAACTGGTGTGACAAACCCAGATAAAAATGCTTATGCGGCTAATAGCTACCCCGTTGTTATTGGGCCATTTGGATCTGGTGGTAAGGCTAAAACGGTTGTAGTCTCATTTGACTTTGATGCTTCATGGACTGCAACTACTGCTGCTAATGGTGCAACCCCCGCACTTTCATGGCAATTACAACGCAAAATTGGTTCTGGAAGTTGGGCTACTGTATCGAGCGGTACATTTACCGGCTCTATTAATAGCACCTATGAGGCCGAAATTAGCCGCTATTTAGTCAATGAGTTTTGCAGTGGTTCATCAACTTTTACGGACACCAGTACATCAACCAGTGATTTTTCATATCAATTAAAAGTCATTAGCCAAACAAGATATAGCGCCACATCAAATGTTAATAATCAAAAATTAACAGCTATTTCAACTGAACAATAAACCAATCAAAGGAGGCCATAATGGCTCTATTACTACCCTATATTGCCCTATCTTCAGGATTAGAATTAACTAACGCTATGGCCGTTATTTCTGATTTAAACGTCAGTAACAACGTATCAACCAGCGAGCGGTTAGATGTAACAATGTCACCTAGATCCGGTGACGCTGTTAATGAACATTATCAGGTTGTTAGCTCTAATCACGGCGGTAAAAACTGCAGTTATATGGTTAGTGTTTTCATCAGTGAACAAGCATTTAACGAGGGTAAACCGCCTATTGAGCAGCTAAAAGAAGGGCGCAGCACTAAAGTATTTAGCGTTAACTTGTTGGACCAAGAATATAAGGATTTAGAGGCGAGGGCAGCTGCTTATTCGCACTTGGTAAAACAAGCTGGTTTTGAAGCAGCAAAGCAAGTTATCGATTTTGTGATATAAAAATAAAAGCCCCTGAAAGGGGCTTTGTGCTTGGTTATGACAAACTTTTATAAAACTCAGAACAAGAGATCACTTTTTTGCGTGCTCTTTGTAAGTTATTACACCAAGCATTAACACTCTCAAGACCAAGTAGATCGCTTTTACCATCGATAGCATCACAAACGACAATGATTAAATCATCAATTTCTTCAAACTGTTTATCTATATTACTCATAAATTCCTCGCATTAAAGGTTATCCCTTGCAGAAGTAAGAAAGGGGTAGATGTATTAAAAACTAGTTAGTCAGACGCGCAACTGTCATGCAGTTTGGTAACATTCTTAACGTCGTATTTAAGCATCGAGGGATGCGAGGTAGGTTGATTTGAGCTAGTTAACTCATATCAGAGACATTAAATTGCCACAATAAATGAAGTATTTCAAGGGGGGATTTACCTCGTTGCGGGATTTTTTAAATGTGATAATGATGTATATTCAAGTTACAAAGAGCATCAATGACTAGTTACAATAGATTTAAGGCAGGTTTAAACGTTATTCAATTGATGTATTTTGATTTATCTCAAACCAAGTGACGTCACTCAGTTTGAGAATTATACGATATTGCTTGTCTCAAACCACCCGTTTTCATTTCTCAAACCTCGCGACCCGCTACACAAAATCGTTTTGGGGCATTTATGTGTTAGCTGATATGGACATTGGTATAAATGTTGATTAATCATGAGTTGAACTTTTGATTTTCTGTGGGCAATTTGTGGACATTAGACAAAGAAAAAGGGCTTAGCATTGCTGCTAAGCCCTTTCGGTAATTGGTGGAGGCGGCGGGACTTGAACCCGCGTCCAGAAAGCCTACATCCTCGGCACTACATGTTTAGTCTCTCT